TCCTCAGCCTATTCGCGCGTAAGTCCTATTGAGAGGTATACCTCTGAAGAGGAAGATGAAGAGGATGAAGGAAGGACAGAGTACGCTGAATTCAAAATGCTTGGGAAAGTGAGGCAGTGTCAAAGAAAAAGACAGAAATAGTGAGATGTATAACACTACAAGAAAGGGAGGTACTACAGAAACGACTACAACCAACCCTTTACAGTATAACTATATATCTCTCTTGTAGTAGGATAGTAATAATAAATAGAGGAAAAAGAGTCTAAAATAAAAACTACACACATGATCACACACACACATCATTATGAAAAAGGAAAAGTTTCAAAAAAGGGCCTACAAGGCACTACAAGGCACTACGATCCACTACAATTGAAATGAAATGCAACAAGAATTCAAGCTCATAACAGGAACAAAGCCTCTCGAATTGCGCCAATATCAGCAGGAGATGGTAAACCAATTGCGGGCAGCGTTCGCGTCAGGGAAAAAACGAATAGTGATGCAGCTCCCTACAGGCGGAGGTAAGACCGCTGTGTTCACCGACATCACCCGCCGAGTGGTAGAGAGGGGTGGCTGGGTGATGATTGTCACTGACAGAAAAGAGCTGCATAAACAGGGTGGTAACGCACTAGCCAGACTTGGCGTAGGGTACCGAGAGCTTAGCGCAAAAACCACCCGCAACGAAGAGTCTCCGGTCACTATGGCGATGGTGGAAACGCTTAAAAGACGCCTTGTAAAGCCTGATTATGCTGCTTTTGTGAAAAGGTTCAAACTGATCATCATCGACGAAGCGCATAAAAACACGTTCAACCGCCTTTTCGAAGCACTCGATGAAGATCAGTTGGTGATCGGCGCGACTGCCACCCCGATAAGAACCGGAAAAATGAGACCACTGAAATCCGATTATGACGGGATAATCAACGGCCCTGAAATTATTGAGCTGGTAGAACAAGGGTTTCTCTGTCCTGAAAAATCCTATGGCGTAAGTGTTGACCTGTCAGACGTGAGAATAACAGCAGGAGAGTACAACGAAGGAGATATGGGGAAGGTCTACGGAAAGCGAAAGCTGTTTGATGGCGTGATCGAGAACTGGCGAGAGTTTGCCTTGAGGAAAAAGACTCTGGTGTTTTGCGCTACAGTAGAAAACTCCATAAACCTTGCAAAAGGGTTTCTCGAAGCCGGATTCAGAGCGGCCCATCTCGATGCGGAGACTCCAGAGAAAGAGAGAAACGCAATCCTGAGAGATTTCGCCAACGGGACGTATGAGGTGCTCTGTAATTGCGGGATCCTCAACACAGGGTACGATTGCGCTTCTATTGAGTGCATCATCCTTTACAGAGCAACAATGAGTCTGCCGCTGTATCTCCAGATGTGCGGGCGTGGAAGCAGGCCGTATTTTGGAAAGGAATTTTTCATCATCCTCGATTTCGGGCAGAACGTACAGCGCCACGGGTTTTGGAGAAATCCTCGTAAATGGTCACTCGAAATAAAGACCAAAAAGAAAAGCAAGAAAGTAGGGGAGATGGTCATGGCGGTTTGCCCGTCATGCAAAGCGCTTCTCCCTGCGAGAGCAAGGAAGTGCCTGTTCTGCAGTTGGGAAAAGGAAATGGAGGCGGATGAGAAAACGATCATCAAGCTTAAGGAGATGACGCCGTCGGAAATCTTGCGGTTTTCTGAAACAGCAAGCGTAGAGGAGCTGGAAGCTATCAGGCGATCCCGTGAGTGGAAAATTGGGTTCGTATTGCATCGTTTCAAGTCGATGAAAGACTTTATCGACTACGAACACCTGAAGGGCTACAAAAAGGGGTGGGCGATGACAAATGGAAACCGGTACTTGGGCATAGAGTCAGGATGGGAAAAGTGGTATGGAACGAGAGAGCAGGAATCAAAACAGGCCGGGTATGAGTCAGCAAGAGAGAGGTTTGGGGATAACGATGTAGTGCCTGGCGTTGTCAATAATTTATCAACAGCGAACGTCTTTGATTGATGGATAAGAACGAAGGGCGTATACATCAGGACTGTTACGTGTGGTTCCATAACAGTTTTCCAGAGCTTCGGGGGCTGCTGTGCTACAACCTCAATAATAGCCGGAACGGGATCGCTGGGGCAAGAAACAGGGCAAAAGGCGTGCAGGCGGGGCGGGCCGATTTTGTGCTCTACTGGGATAGTTCCGCCGTAATGATTGAGATTAAGGATGGAAGTGGAAGGCGGAGCGCTGAACAAAGGGCTTGGCAGAAAGTGGTAGAGTCGCATGGGTTCCAGTATTCCCTATGCAGGACTCTTGAAGAGTTTAAAGAAGTGGTTCTCGGAATAATCAAAAACTAAAAACAACCATGGCAAAAGGCGTGAACAAGGTAATTCTCTTGGGCAGACTTGGCGGCGATCCGGAGAGCAGACCGGCTGGGACAACGACAGTGGCAAACTTCACGATAGCAACAAGCGAGAAGTACAAGGACAAACAGGATCAGTGGCAGGAGAGGACTGAGTGGCATCGGATAGTAGCATGGGGGAAGCTGGCGGATATTTGCGCCCAGTACCTCCATAAAGGGTCACAGGTATACGTTGAGGGGAAGCTACAGACTCGAAGCTGGGAAAAAGAAGGAGTAAAGCAGTACACAACAGAGGTCGTGCTAAGCGAAATGCAAATGCTCGATGGAAAGCCTCAAAACAACGGACAGGATCAGCCATACAACCAACCGGCCTCGAATGCCGAGCAGCAAGGGTACTCGACACCGCAGGTAGAAAAGGATGAACTCCCATTTTAAGCCTGCGAACCAGCGCTCTGGCGACAAAAAAACAGCCTGGGCGCTGGGCTTTTCACACATGACCGACAGAATCGCCTTAAACACCATTAAAGAGCCGAGAATGAACAAGGACATCAAGTACAAGATAATTCATGGAACGAGGTGCACCGTCACGGGCACGAAAAACGGGGTAGAGATCGACATGTGTGTCGGAGCAAAGCAACGATTCAAAGGGAAGAACTACATCGAAGCCGAGCAGCAGATGTGGAACTGGATGCGCCATAAGCCAGGAAAGAAAGGCGGAGGACAAGAGATTGAGGATGAAACACGAAAAGCCCTCAGCGCTCTTGATATGCCGAAAGAACACATCAGAGTAAGTGACGGATATGCCAGGCAGCACCCGATATACCGATCAAGCTGGACAGTGAGGCGGAGCCTAGGCCACACCCAAAAAATCTACTTCGGCACATACCGGAACGAGCACGCAGCGAAGGCAGCGAGCATCCGCCTGTGTGAGCTGATAAATGAAGAGGTTGATAAGCGCCACTTTGTCCGCAAAACAACACCCCACGAAGGGTTACTATTTAAGAAACCAAACCCGAGAAGAAGGCGATACACACCACAAAGCCAGCAGAGTATCGCCGGAAAAACAGTGGACGGACAAACGATAGCGAAGCAGACCTGGGAGCCATGAACGACACCAACAATGAAGCTATGTAGGAAATGCCACGACAAATACGGAGACAGATGGCAGTACAAAGAGCTGCTCCAGGCGACACACGAAGGAGTAATTCAGGGCTGGGGAATTCCGGCAAATTGATAAGAGGATGATTAGAGGAATGGCAAATAACAAGAATCTAAGACCAGCCAAAAACGGCGAAGTCAGGAATCCGAAAGGTAAACCAAAAGGCATCCTGAATGCCGCCACAATTGCACGCCGATGGGCAGAGACTGATCAGACCACAAAGAACCCTCTAACAGGCCAGGATGAGAGGCTTACCCAGGCTGACCTAATGACACTAGCTCAGATTAAAAACGCCAAGGCGGGCGCCCTGAGCGCATACCGGGAGATCATGGACAGGGCATACGGAAAGGTTGCGGACATTTCACAAGTATCCATCGATGCCAATGTGCAAACCGAGGATAACGATATCAAAGGCATGACACGAGCAGAACTCAGAGTCTACGCAAAAAAGAAGTACGGTCTAGACCCTGATACTCTCTTTGCAAAATGAGATACCCGAAAGTAACCACATTCAACATCGACCAGATTAAGGCGGAATTCGACCTCGCGGAGAAACGTGAGGATTTCTGGGAGTACCGCAAAGCCATGAACCCAGGGATGAAAGAGGGCTGGTTCCAGGAACGAATCGCAGACGAACTCCAGGAATTCTATAGAGCCTTTGCAGCAGGCGAGCGGCCCAGGCTTCTCATAGCGACACCACCACAACACGGGAAGAGCCTGAGCGCCATCGATTTCTTGTCATGGGTTGCCGGGAAGAAGCCAGACTGCAGGAGCATTTTCACAAGCTACTCCGACCGCCTCGGGACCAGAGCAAACCTACGGCTTCAGCGACAATACGACAGCGATCAATATCAAGAGATTTTCCCGGGAACACGGATAGCCTCAGCACCCAGGGAGGGAATCAGAACGCGAGAAATGCTGGAGTACATCGGGCATGATGGGTACTTTCGCAACACAACCACAGGCGGGCCAATAACGGGCGAAAGCCTCGACCTCAGCGTCGTAGACGATCCGGTCAAGAGCCGAGAGGAAGCCAACTCCCCCACCATGCGAGACAAACTGTGGGCCTGGTTCACAGATGACCTTTTCACACGATTCTCCGAGGATTCAGCGCTCCTGCTCATAATGACCAGGTGGCACATTGACGACATCGCAGGGCGACTGATTGATGCTGATCAAGGTTTCAAGGTCGTATCATTTCCTGCCATTGCAGAGGTCGATGATTTGGATGGCCACCGAAAAGCCGGAGAAGCGCTTTTCCCTGCGCACAAGAGCTTAGAGTTCTTGTACGAGCGGAAAAAAATAATGATCTCGACCTCCTGGGAAGCGCTCTACCAGCAGAACCCGGTCGTGCAGGAAGGCGACATGATCAAAGCCGAAAGGCTCGCCATTGTGGACACCATACCGGGCGCCATTAAAGAATCGGTCAGGTATTGGGATAAGGCAGGCACCGACGGCGGCGGCGCTTACACGGCAGGCGTATTGATGCACAAATTGACAGACGGCAAGTACAATATCTCCGACGTCATCCGAGGCCAATGGAGCGCAGGCAGAAGAGAGGCAATCATAAAGCAGACCGCAGAGGCAGACGGGAAAAATGTGCGCATCTGGATCGAGCAAGAGCCTGGTAGCGGAGGCAAGGAATCAGCAGAGAACACGCTCCTAAACCTGGCAGGCCACATAA